CGTGTCCCAGCAGGATATGGCGCAATCCTTGCGCAGCACTGCAGACACGGCCGTCCGAGCTACTCTTAAAATGCTTCAGTACAATACCCAAGTCCGCAAGTCAATCGGTATAGCTTGATGGCCCTTGACTATGCGCAGCAGCTAATTGTCAGCGAAGCACCGGGACAGGCATCCCCTGTGCTTGCTCGCTGGCAAAACTACTTTTACAACAAGAAAACTTCAGACGGTTACAGCTACAAAACATTTACCTGCATGAGTTTTACTAGCGGCGTAGATGGCGATACAGGAGAGTTCAGTATTGAATTTCCATTTTTGCCTGCGACAGAAAAACTACTACTGGAATACAGAGACCTGGGGCACATAATCACTGCACGAACACTCGAGCTATCCAACACCAACATAAGTTCCGGTAACTTTAAAAAGAGCACTTTAGTGTCCGCATACATCGGGCGCATCGAAATTATCACCCGCACATTAACAACTGTGACTGCAAAACTGATTAACAGTATTGACTTGAGCAACGCTTACGCTCCTCCGCGCAAAGTGACCGTAGATTTACTTCGTGGGATTCCAACCACGCTGCGCCCGATGTCCTGATGAGTAACCCACTATTTCCCCAGCAACCCGATATTTCGGGGACAGAGGCGAAGCTACTCAAGTCGCTGACGGTACGGAAGACCACGCCGTTTGAAGACCGCGAACGCGAACAGAGCATTGTTCAGCTGGGGCAGGCCGTACCACTGGTCTTCGGCGTCTATCGTCCGCCGTCGGTCGCACCCGCAGGAGGTCCAGTCGACAAGCCTGTACTTCCGAACGGAAGCGGCGGTGTCTGGACCGCACCTCCCCTTTTTAAGGCGGCACATAAAAAATCTGCACCGGAAGAAGGCCGCTTTGCTTTTATCATCAGCGAAGGTGACGTCAGAAATATCCGCGATACCGATGTTTACTTTGGAACAACAAAATTATTTGAAACGGCCAGTCTTACAGGCGTGGACTGGGATTACGCCTACGAGCGTATTCCCGACGTATTTACATCTGGTGATATTGTAGACGGTTATTATATTACACGGACTAAAACCGACGCCTTTACTTTAACCACAAACGACAGACGCACGAACGTAATTACTGGAACTCGAGACATCAACAATCCACAAGAGCTTGATGATTCTTCCTTTACTATTATAGAAAGCCTCGGTAACAATATCCGCTATACAAGGTTTGTACTGGAAAATACGGTTGCTTCGGGCACTATAGACGGCGAGTATTCATCAATGAATGGTATGCGCATAGTGCCGTATATCTATCCTTACACGATCAATTTACGCGGTATCGACACAAAAACTCTACAGTTCCTTTTGGGGAATATCGGCAGGACTTACGACCTTGCCATGCGAAGCAAGTTCAGAAAGATCTGGCAGGACTCTGTCACTTTCGATGTGTATTACAGAAGGATTCCTAGGAATACTTCGACCGAGGCCAAAAAATCTATACCGTGGACATTCCACACCACTGTTTCACTGGCCGAAAAAGAGAGGAAAACGGTAGAGATTTCTCACACTGTTGCTGGGCAATGGGAATACCTAATCAATCCCATTCCTGTGCGGTACACAGGACGTAGCTTACTGAATCTATCTTACCGACCTACTTCATGTTATTCCGTAGTTGATGCACTTAAAGACGAACCTTATTTTGTAAAAAAGGGAGTGTGGTTTGAATACGATCCATATCCGCTCCAGAGTGGAAATTGGCGCCAATTCCCAGAGACAGATAATGAACTAGCTCATGTAAACCGGATAGCCAGGGTGAATAGAGCCTATAGAAGAGGTACTAGATACGCTGTCGTTTACGATCCGGGGAATTCACAAAAATGTTACGAACCGTTTACACAGTCCGAAGAACGACCAAAGCGTCCAGACCGCACCGCATACACGAACACCCCTTACAGCGGAGATGGCGGCTGGTCCTGGAAAGACGAGACTGTAATAAGGGAGTTCTACCAGCGTGACTTTGTTGATGTCTACATCGTCAACCCGCTGGAACCAGGTCGCCCAGGCTTACCTGGCACGAAATTCACCGTCCCTCAGTCTCGCCTTTACGACGACATCACCATCGGCGCTTACGCTGCAATAATCACTAACCCTCCTAAGGACTACTTAAACCAGTTGTTTATTTTCTGTCGATCTGGTCTTCGTGTAAAGCGCGTTCTAAACAACTACACCTACGGAGCCAGCGATAACTTCGCTGACCTTGTCTACTACCTCCTCCAAAAATCTGCGAATTTGTCTGACGGCTTGATCGATCGCGCATCCCTAAAAAGAGCAGCAAAATTCACTAACAGAATGGGTATGTACTTTAATGGAGCACTTACTACTACGACTTCACTGCGAGAATTTATAAATACAGTAGCCCCTTATTTTCTGACGCGGCTGGTGCTCAATGACGGTAAAGCCGGTTTAGCTCCGCTTCTACCTTTGACGGACGATTTCAACCCTAAAACGACAAAACTAACACCTGAATTTACAGTAACCGCTGCTGACATAATTCCTGATAGTTACACAAAAAATTACACACCAAAAACACAACAAGAGCCATTCCACGCCGTCATGACTTGGCGTAAACAAACACCTACAAAAATCAGTTCTATCACAACTACACTTGTCCGGTACAAGGGTACGCCAGAAACGGCAGTACACGAAGAGTACGACATGACACTTTTCTGTACGACCGAATTTCATGCGATCTACATCGCACGCTACTTGCTTGCGTACAGAAAGTACGTTTCACATACCCTGACGTTCACTGGCACACAATTTTTTGCCAACAAAAAACCCGGTGCATTTTTTGCAGTAAAACTGCAACTGATTTCGGGTACAGCTGAAAAACCTCAAACCACGACTGACATTGAATACTATCTACTTGATTCTCTTACAGAAAACATAGACGGCACAATCGAAGTGAACGCAACGCATTTCCCTCTGGATACACAGGGCAGAAGTATCATTACGAGAGAGATGCTCACGGGTGAAGTGGAGGTCATGTCATGACAGTATTTCCTTCCCTGGCTCCAAGCACGTGCACGTTCAATCCGGGGAACTATCCCGGAAACACGTACACAGCCTTGAACGGTGCCCAAACGTCCATCCGGTATTCCGCTTTACGGAGTAGCAGCGCCCTGGAACTTACTTTTGCTAACTTAAAAGAATCCGCCATGCTTAAGATCTACAACCATTACAACGAAAACGGAACATTTAATTTGTTTACCCTGCCTGCGCCAGTGTTCGCAGGATTCGATTCCGGTCGCGCAACCTTTTACAACACCAAGCTAGTGCGATGGCGCTACGGAGAACCACCGAGCATAGCTCCTTCGATAAAAGGGCGGCATAATGTAAGCGTTCGGCTAGTATCAGTTCCGGTCGCGTAGACCCTCAGAGCCATGACCTACTACACAGGCCGCGACGGAGCACTCAGACTAGGTGGGGTGACGATAGCTAAGGTGACCGAGTGGTCAATCTCAGCCAGCGTTGACGCTCTCCGCACGACACCACTGGGACATAGCAACGAGTCATACATCGCAGGGAACACCGACGCTGACGGTTCGGCCACAATTCTGTACTACATCGAGGGCACAGTGAGTGCGCCCGAAGCACTGGTCAATAAAGTAATCAATACAGGTAACGCGCCATCTGCGCCAGTCACTTTGACGCTTATATACGGCAACAGGCAAATTAAGTTTGCCTGCATTATCACACAAGTAGCAATTTCATGTAGAACTGGCGACGTAATGGAGGCCCGAATTAACTATAAAGTGACAGACGGTTTTACCGTTGCTATGGTGTAACAATGGCAATCTATCTAGGAGCAACTGGCAGAGTAAATTTACGTAGGCCGTCAGATACTACGACCACAACATTCTCATTAAACTCAGCGGACGTGAACACTACGTCCAACCGTTTTGGTTTTGAAGCGGCCAGCAAAAGTTTTTTTACTGGCGACAGGATAACTATATCTGCAACATCCACATTGCTATTTGTAAGCCCCAGCGGCTGGATCGATGGCGTAGCTCGGGACCAGGGTACGTGGTATATCCACGTCGACCTTATGGGTGGCGTATACCTCTACCCATCATTCAGCAGCGCGGTGGCCGGAGAAATTGCGGATCGCATTGCTCTTCAGAACCCAGCAATAACACAAGAAATAAGTGTTTCTCTGGCTGCCGCACCCTATAAAACACTCGGAGAAATTACTTCCTACGAATTAAACACAGAAAGAAACTCAGCCGATGTTACAACATTGTCTGATAGTTTTAGAGAGCAGTACAGCACGCTTATTAGCGGCGGTGGCACAATCGAGTGTCTGTTTGACTACGCACCTCCTGCTGGATACGCCGGAGCCGTTGAGAAACCGGTGTATCTGCATCAGTTGATCACTCGCCAAACTATAGGCTCGGAATTTCAGGCGCAACTGTATGTTGTACGCCCCGGCTCGAATCCTGCTCGACCTACGGACTCGCTTTGGTACGAGCTGACCGGACTTCTCACAAACGTTGGAATCAGTTTTGAATCCGACGATGCCGTGCGCTCTCGCTTGCAGTTTGTGACTACAGGTCCTGTAGTGCTGAAAGTCGGCACCCCGCTTTAAGCAGCCTGACTCGCCACAACTAACTCTGTAGACTGGCCCCATCAGACCCTTGAAGTCCGTAGGGGTAATGTCCGATTTCATCATTGTCGACCTTGACCCGATTTCGGCGGCAAACGTCGAAAGCACGGACTTCCTGGCACTTGCCGACTTAAGTGCTGCCGATCAAAAGAAAGTAACGGTAGCCGACCTGGCTACTGCAATGTCCATCAGCGGGACTATCGCAGACGGGTCTGTAACGACCGCGAAGCTCGCTAACGGTGCTGTAACAGAAGTCAAAATTGCCGATGACGCTGTAACGACAAACAAGATCGCTGCGAACAGTGTCGCAGGTTCAGCCACGGCTGGGGCAAAAATTTCGATTGAAGCGGGCAGCATTGGAGCTGCTGACATCGCCACTGGTGCGGTCACAGAGACAAAACTTCTTGCTAGTAGCGTTACCAATGCGAAGCTGGCAACCGACGCTGTAACAAACAGTAAGGTAGCTTTTGCCACGATCGAACCAGATCGTCTAGCCAATACAACGGGTGCAGCTCACTTTCTTGCTGGCCCCACAAGTGCAGCTGGTGGAGTCACTGCTCGTACCATCGTCGGTACCGACCTCCCCGCTGCAACCACCAGTTCGCTTGGCGCAGTAATTGTCTCTGACGGTTTATCTGTCGATGGTGAGGGCAATCTCAGTGCCGACATTGCTACTGACACAACAGCGGGTCAAGCGTATTTTCCTATTACTTCAGGACTGAGTATCGATGTCGATGGCTCCGTCACGCACGCCGACACTACTACAAGCGCCACGCATAACGGAATCACATTTAACGACACAGGCCACATCACTGGAACATCTGCACTTCTAAGTACAGATCTACCTGTCGCCACAGTGTCCGAAATCGGCGCAATGCGACCGGGCACGGGTCTGACTGTGGATGTATCAGGCATACTGAATCACGCCTCAACGGTTGCAGCTGGAACTAGCGCCGGCATCACTTTCGATGCGACCGGTCACATCACCGCCGTCACACCTCTTGTGCCGGGCGATCTCCCTGTTGGAACCACAACTACTGTGGGCGCCGTATCCGTACCGGGGACAGATGCGCTAAGCATTAGCGGCACCGGAGAAATCACCCACGACAACAGCGGTGTTACTCCAGGTACTTATACAAAACTCACTGTTGATTCGGCGGGCCACATAACAGTAGGAGACGTAATAACTGCAGCAGACATTCCTGACATTGATGCTTCCAGCATTACAAGCGGTACATTTTCTTCAGACAGGCTGGCTCCAAATAGCGTCACTGCCGAGCAATTAGCTGATTACGGCATCGCACAAGTTAGTGAGTCACAGCCGATCCCCGAATTTGCAGGTCAGTGGTGGATCAACCCAAGCGACCGCTCCGCGTATATCTGGGTGGGTGTGGTCTCCCCGACCCCAAACGGGTACTGGCTACTGGTGGGTTACGGTAGTCCAACCCAGTTAAATGTTCGTTTTGGCGGAACCTATAACGCCACAACCAACGTTGTTACATCTTTGAATGCGTATGGAGCCAGCGCAGGACTTGTAGTCGGGCAAGCGCTTGGAGCGCCGAATTCAGCTAACAACGGCGTATATCTAGTCGTAACTACCGGGGGCACCGGAACGACTCCGGCACCTGCAGTTAGTCTCGCCGTAGGCGACTGGGTTTTGAGCCAGGGCACAGGCGCTAACTGGGAAAAGATTGCAGTTGTTTCAGGTGCTAGCGGCACCTTCAACGACTACGACATCCTCTGCGACGGCGCGTATTT